CAGCCGGTCCACCTCCGCCCGCACCTCCATCCCCCGCTGCCCCGCCTTCGCTCTCACCGCCCGCACCAGGTTCGCACTGTCCCCGTCGAAGTGCGTCGCCGCCTGTGCGATCAGCTCCTCCTCCGCCTGGTTGATCCCCGCCTCTCCCGCCGCCAGCGCATCCTCCAACGCCTTCTGCGCCCGCGCGATCTCCTCGTCCGGCACCCCCATCGCCTTGCCCAGCCCGTCCAACGCCCCCTGCTCCTCCCGCAGATCCTGCAGCGACTCGAACTGTGACCATTGTTGCCGTCCGGGAGGTGTAGGGTCCGTCGCAAACGCCGCCCCTGCCCTGGCCCGCACCGCATCCAGCGTCTCATCAATCACCCCATCCACGTCGCCCACGTCCGTCACCCCGGCCAGTCGCGTCTCCAGGTCCAGCCGCAGCCCCACGCTCAAGTCGTTCGAATCATCCAGATACCGCCCCACGTCCACCAGCCCGCCCGCTCCCTCCGCCCCCAGCGCCCTGTCCACCGCCCGCACGAACTCGTCCCCGTTCACGCCCGTCCGCAACCCCGCCTCGATCGCGTCCGCCATCTCCGGCGCCACTAATGCTCTCAACTCATCCGGCAGCCGTGGCCGCCACGTCCGCCCGTGCACGTCCGTCAACGCCTTATAGAACGCCCTGCTATAGCGCCCCTCCTCCATCGCCCCGATCTTCTTGCCCGCCCACTTACTCACCTCCCCAAACACACCCGGCAGCCGGCTCTCCCTGCCAAATATCTCCATCGCCTGCGGCCCCCCCGCCACCCCCCGCATCCGCCGCGTCGTCGGCCCGTACCGCTTCAGGAAATCATCTATCTGCCCCCGCCCGTCCAGCGTCAACACCCCGTCCCACGCCATCGTCACCAGGTCGCCCATCGCGTTTCGCGCCGCGTACCCCGGCGTCCTCAGATAAAACTCGCCCGTCAAACCCCGGTACCCATCCACGAACTGCCGGTACGCTCCTCGCTCCTTCTTCCCCACCCCCGCGATCTCCAGCGCCGTATCCATCACCGCTCCATCCAACTCCTCCAGGAACGCCAGCCGGTCGAACTTCCCCGGCCGCAGACTCTTGAAATCATCCAGCTTCCCCGCCACCGCCGCCAGCAGCGGCCGCGCCTCCTCTGCCGCCTCACTGACAGGCACCGCACCCAGACCTTGCACCAACCTCCCAGGCTCCTCCACCAGCGCCCGCACCATCGCCCTGGCCCCGTCCGCGCTGTCCACCTCCATCAGCCCTGGCGTCACCACCTGGTACACCGTGTTCGCCGCCGTCTCCGCCGCCGCCCGCTCCGTCGGCGCCAGGGGATTCATCCGCTCCCACACCCCCCGCAGCGCCTTCACCAGGTCCGCATCGTCCGCCCGCCCCACCGCCCGCGCCCCATCATCCACGTGGCCCAGCGCCACCTTCACCCCATCCGCCACCTCGTCCGCGTACTGCCCCGCCTCCTCCGCAAACCTCCCTGCCGCCCGCGCCCGCCGCGCCTCAAATCCCCGCCTCCACACCCCGATGTCCAATAAGTTCAATGGATCCAACCCCATCTGGAATAATATCTCGTTCCCCATGTCGCTCGACCCCGGGATCACCCCCGTCTCCGCCACCCGCTGCCCTGCCGCCTGCGCCGCCTGGTCCCCATCCTCCGCCCGCACCCCCGCCACGTAGGCCTTGAACGCCGCCTTCTCCTCCTCCGATGGCTCGTACGTATCGATCTGCCGGCCGCCGATCACCGTCTCGATGTCCTCCCCCGCCCCCAGCCGGTGCAGCCCCTCCACCTGCGCCTCGTACGACGAATACCCCATCAGCCCCAGCCGCCCCAGCATCCGCTCCGTCTCCACCCCCGCCCCATATTGCTCCAACGCCAACTCCCGCACACTCGACGTACCCAACCGCGCCGCCGCCAGCACCCCCTGCTGCGCGATCCAGGTCGGCATCCCACGCTGCTCCGCGATATCCCCCGCCATCCGCTTCTGTTGTTCCGTCAGATGCCGCCCCGGTGATAGGGGAATCAACCCATACTCCCCCGACGCCCGCTGCGTGATCCCCCGCCCGATCGTCTCCTCGATTGCCGACACCGGCGCCTGCAACACCGTCTCGAACCCCGTCTTCAGCAGCGCCTCCACCACCTTCGCCGGCTTGCCCAGCCACGGCATCTGCTTCACGTCGTGCCAGGCCGCTCCCAGCGTACCCAGCAGCGCCCCCGTCGCCCAGGGTGCCGCCTTCCTCCAGGTCTCCAGCGGCGCCCCCGCCGGCAATTGCAACCCCAATCCCGTCGGCAACACCTGTGGGCCAATCACTGCCGCTCCTCTACCCACCTCCGGCAATGCCCTCCCCGGCTCCGCCAACGCCGCCAACTCCCCCGGCAACCGCGCCGTCTCCCTCGGCGCGCCCACCGCCTCCCACGCCCGCCCGATCCGCCCCCGCGCCCTCTCGAAGGTGGCCATCGGCAACACCGGCTCCACCTCCTCCGGTCTCATCGCCACCGGCGGCACCAACCCCGGCGCCAGCATCCACGCCCCCGGCCTCCCCGCTACCTCCCCCAGCCCCGCCATCGCCGCAGGTCCCTCAGCCGGCCCTCGCCTCCCACCGATCACCCCCGCTGCCGGCCCCGCAGGCCCGCCCCATGGCAACCTCGGCCCCGCCCACGGCCGCATCGTCGTCGGCAGCATCACCGGCCGCGGCGCCACAGTCGGAGCCACAGTCGGCACAATCTCCCGCCACCACTCCGCCCGGCTCGGTTTCCCCGCCCGTCCGGCAGCCTGTCCCCCGACCGCCCTCGGCGCGCCGATAGCACGCGCCGGCACACCACGCTCGGCCGCCCACTGCCTCAGCCGCGCCTCCTCTATCTCCCGCTGTCTGGCCCACGAACTCGGCATCCCTCTCCTCTTAAGGTTGAGAACTAAGGTTAAGAGCGAACCTCAACCTCAACCGGTGAGATAACCGGTAGAATAGAAGTTTACCGGTTACCGGTTTCAAAAATCAGCCTCAGCCTCAGCCTCAGCCTCAGCCTCAACCTACATCCACCGCGTGCTCGGCCTCCACCTCCGCCCGAACGTCTCCATCGCCTGGCGCTCCTGCTCCAACGCCGATTGCTGCGCCAGCTGCTGCTCCTGGAAGCCCCGCCCCCACACGTCCGACTCCTTCTGCCACCCGAACTGCGACTCCTGGAAAGCCTGATTCCACTCGTCCATCGCCTTCCGCCAGTCGAACTCCGTCCCCCACTGGCCCTGCTGCACCTGTGCCTGTAGCCAGGGGAGCATCGTATTGAACCACTGCATCGCCTCCCCTGCCCGGCCCTCCGGCACGTTCGCCCACGGCGTCTGCCCCCACTCCGTCCACGGCAGCGCCCCCCACCCCGGGATCGTCCCCGCCCAGGGCGCAGGCCCAGCCGCCGCTCCGCCCCCACCACCCCCGCCCCACGCCGGCGCTGGCGCTGGCGCCGGCGGCGTATAACTCGGCGGCGTCCACACCGGCTGCTGCGGCGCCGGCGGCCAGCCTGGCCAGCCTGGCCATACTCCACCTCCACCCGTACCAGGTTCTACAGCCATCATCCACCTCCTGCTGAGCCTAAACCTTAACCTTAGCCTTAGCCTTAGCCTTAGCCTAAACCTTAACCTTAGCCTTAGCCATCATCCTCTCCATCTCCCGCTCGTACCTCAGCGCCTCCTCCAGCACATCCCCGCCCCCTGCCTGCCCCGCCGCGAACCGGATCATCTCGAACGGCTTCCCCCGGTGCTGCGCCTCGTACCTGGCCAGCAACTCGTCGTCAGTCAACCGTGCCTCCCCGCGCAGGTCGTGCACCACGTCCCCCACCATCTCCCGCGCCCCCGCCAGCGCCGAATGCACTAATTCCCTCATCGTCCCCCCCGGCCGGCCAGCGGTCCGGCGCCCGGCGGCGCATTACCCATCATCGCCATCATCGCCGCCATCTGCTCCGGCCCCCCGGCCCCCACCGCCTCCGGCATCGCCTGCGGCGCTACCACCCCCGGCGGCATCCCCTGCATCGGCCCTCCTCCCCCTCGCCCACCGGGGGAGGGTTGGGGTGGGGGCTCCGGCGCGGGCGCCAATGCCTGCGCCAACTCCTCCGAATAATCCGCCAGCACCACCTGCGCCAGCTTCTCCGCCGTCGGTCCCTCGAACAGCAGCAAGTCCCGCAGTATCTTCTTCATCTCATCCTGCGGGCTCTGGCTGCTCAAATGCTTGATCCTCTGCAATTGGTCCAGGAACGTCTCCCGGCTGATCAACTTCTGCCCCACCAGGTTCGCCAGCCCCATCACCTCTCCCGCTTCATCCTTCGGCAAACTGGCACTCAACTCCACCCGGTTGCGGTAGTATCCCCCAATCATCCCCGGGTCCAGCGCCAGCTCGAACGTCGCTCCCCGCCGGTCCGTCCCCCACACGTACCACCCCTCGGCCGGGGCATACTCCTCCGTCAATGACAATATCAACTTGTTCAACTCCTGGTAGGCCCGCTCCCGTATCTGCTGCCGGTGCGCGATCCGCATCAGCACCGGATTATTTATTGCACTCAGCGCGATCCCGCTCACCGTCCCCTGATACCGCCCCTGCATCGCCGCGCTCACCGTCGCATCCTGGATCAACCGCTCCACCAACGCCATCTGCTGGTCCACCGCCGGATGCGGCCCGGGCGGCACCAGGAAACTCCACTGCGCCCCCTTCCGCATCACGTTCACCGCCCCCGGCCTGAAGTCGATCTCCAGATCGGTATCGTCGGTGATCATCGCCCCGTTCGCGTACATCTCGATCAGTCTCTGCTTCATCGCCAGCAGCTCGTTGATCCCCGCCGCCAACCCCATCGCCCCGTTCTTCCTGCTGCCGCCTGTGATCGGGAACAACACACTCAGTGAACCATTCTCGTCCGCCAGCGGCGTCGCGATCCCGGCGTACCTGACGAACGGCAGCCGCTTATACCCCGGCACCCGCACCGGCTCTTTCAGAAACTGATCCTCCACTACTACGCAGTTCGTCACCACCCGCCGCCGCACCTTCCGCAACCGTGGCTGCTCCCCTTCCGCCGCTTCCCCCGGCTCCTCCCCCTCTAACTGCTCCCCGCTAACGGCTAATGGCTCAGGAGCCCCCGCCTTCAGCGCCCGCTTCGCCATCGCCACCAGCCTGGCCAGCACACCCTCCGGCTCCTCCCCCTCGTCCACCGCCCGCCTCTCCGCCACCGGCTCCTTGACTTCCTCCACGTCTACCCGCCAGTAGTCCACAAAATCCACTTCCTCGTCCAGCCACTCCTCCAGATTCGCCCCCGCCTCCGGCCCCCGCTTCAACTCCCCCCACGCTGCCTCGATCTCCCGCCGCGCCCGCCTGAAACTGTGGATCACCTCCAGGTCCTGCCCCTCCCGTCCGCTCGGACTGGCGTACACCGTCCTGGGGTCCAGCGCCTGCACCACCAGCGGCAACTCATCCTCCACGGCCTCCGGATCGTAGACGCACCGCAGCACGCCCTCGCCCAAACAACTCGCGTGCCACTCCGCCAGATTCAGTGCATCCAGCACCCGGCCCTGATACCACACCCCGTATAAAAACTTCTCGATCTGGTCGGCCTGGTCAGTCGCCACCGCCTTCACCTCGCTCGCCGGCACGCTGATCACCGGCGGCCGCGTCAGCAGGAGCGTCCGGAAACTCTCCACCGTGTTGAAACACACCGGCGCGCTGATCCGCCGCTCGTCCGGCTCCGGCGCTGTCTCCCACGTATTCAACAGATACAGCTTCTCGTAGTCGTCCATCCGCGTATTCCGATCCGACCATCGTAGCGACAGCGCATCGTACCTGCTCTGCACAAACTCCGTCGTAATCTCCCTCGGCTTCATCCCTCTACTCCCTGGCCCCTATCCCCGCCTCGGCAACCGCCTCTGCCCCGGCCTTCCCCCCTGCGCCCGATGCTCCACGTACCCATACTTATCCACCAGCCCGTACGCCACCGCATTCATCGCGTGCCCGGTGGTCTTATCGAGCTCGTTCGGCATATCGCTCACCACGTTCCCCCGCCGGTCCGTCTTCCGCTTGTACGATCCATATTCCGCGATCCCATTAGTGCACCTCAAATCAAACCCGATCCGCGCCTCCCCCGTCCCCGGATCCCGCAGAAACGTCCGGTGCCGCGTGATCCCATCCAGTATCCCCACCTGCTCTGAGCGCGGCCAGATCCCCGTCAGTTCCCCCCACACCTCCTCCGCGCTCTTCTCCGCCTGGTGCTGCCGGCCGGCGAAATCGATCACCGCGTCCCACGCCACATCCCACCATTCCCGCCCCCGGCAAATCTCGATCACATCTGCGTGTACCCGGTGATGCTCGTACACCTCATCGATCACCCGCACCTCCGGCCATTCCCCCGGGTAAAACTGCACCGCCAGCACGCAGTACGCGGAGGGATAATAGCCCGGATCGATCCACAACGTCACCGGCCGCTCCTCGTCGAACGGATACACCCCCACGTGCGTCACGTGGTTGAACTCCGGGAATATCCGCGCCGGCGAGGGCACCAACTCCGCCGCCACCCGCCGCCTGAACTCGTCTTCCGGCAGGCTCTTGCGCAGTTCCTCGATCTCCGGATCCTCCCTCCCCAGCGGATAAACCGCACGGTTGACCCAGGCCGGAAACGAGAAGCGCGCGCCGCCGTAAACATTCGGCCCCGCGAAAGCCCGGTAGAAGTCCGCGTACCAGCCGAAGTTGTCCCACAGCGTCCCCACCATCAGCACCACGCCCCGCGTCTCCGCCACCCGCCCGCGCGCCGCGTGGAACGCCTCGTACCGCATCAAGCCCGCCTCGGCCAGGATCACCACGTCGAACGCCTCACCCGTTCCCGTCAACTCCTCCGGCCCATCGTTCAGCGAGATCGTCCGCACGTGGCAGCCGCTCTTCGCCCAGCACTGCTGCTGCCCCCGCGCCGGCGCCGACACCCGCCCCAGCCCCCCAATCACCCGCAGGCCCTCCACCAGGTATCCGAACTCTTTTAACGTGCGCCCGTACTCCTGCCCCGCGATCGCAATCTCTTCACTCCACGGCAATCGCGCCAGCCCCTCCATCCCGGCCCACTTGCTCTTCCCGCTTCGCTCCGCACCGAACACCGCCATCACCCGTGCGTCGCAGCGGTGCGCCTCCTCCTGCAACTCGTGCGGCTCGTACCCCGCCGCCCGCAAGATAGCCTTCTTCTGCCTCCATCCCGGCCAACGACTCATCCATCCCCGTCCAACCCGCGTAACTCCGCCAGCAGCGCCGCAAACCGCTCATCCGCGCCACCCAGCCCCTTCACCGCCGTCTCAATGTCCGCCCGGTCCAACACCCCCAGCGCCGCCTTCATGCCCATAGCCAGCAACCGGTCCGCCGCCCGCAGCATCACCGACGGCTTCTCATCCAGTCCCGTCAGCGCCACCATCTTCCGCGCCGCCGGGGGCGTATTCTCATCCAACCCCCGCAGCGCCACCGCGATCAACACCCCCAGCAACTCCGTCGCCAGCGGCGCCGCCTTCCTCAGCCCCTCCGCCGCGTCCTGCACCGACGTCCGCAGCACCGCCGCATCGTACTCCCGCTGCGCCTGCGTCAGCACCTCCCGGAATAACTCCTGGTGCCACCATCCCCGGTCCCTCCGCCAGAACGTCGCCTCATTGCAGACGCGCTCCTCACCCTGGAAAAGCCCCTTCCACGGCCTGTTCTCCCCACGCCAGCGCACGATCTGGGGAATCGCCAGCCGCTGTTTCGGCGTCAGTCGCTCCATCCGCTTCAACAACTCCGTACTAAATTCCCCCGGCGCACCTTGCATTTCGCTTGTCTCCAACTCTCCTGTATCGAGACGCAGCCGCACACGTCACCCGCCGCGCCCGTTTATGATACATATTCACTACGCGAAATGTCTAAGACTGAGGCGGGCTTAGCCTCAGCCTTAACCTTATTTCCGTCTCGCGCTGCGCCGCCTGGGCTTTGCCTTCCCCTTCACTCTCTTCAGTCTCGGATTCCGCCGCTTCGCCGCCGCGCTCGCCCGCCGTGCACCCGCCGCCAGGATCGCCCGCGCCCGCTTCATCGAGATCCCCTGCCGCTTCGCGATCTTCCGCGCGTTCGCCGCGAACCCCCGCACCACCTTCGCCGGCTTTCGCTTCGTCTTTCGCTTTGCCGTTCGCCGCTTAGTCTTTCTAGCCATCTCGCTCCTCCGCCAGGTCTTACCTGAACCTCAGCCTTAACCTCAGCCTTAACCTCAGCCTTAACCTCAGCCTTAACCTGGCTAGCACTTTGCCACCAACAACCTCAGCCCCGTGATCACCCGCGCCACCTTCCCATCCGGCGCCGCCCACTCCGGATTGAAGTATCTCTCGACCAACCCCACTCTCATCCCATCCCACGGATCCGCAATCTCCGCCTCGTCGTCGCCCTCCATCTCCAGCAACACCACGAAATGCTGATCCACGTCCCGGTCCGTGTAATCGAAATCCACCTCCGCGATCACCGGCCCCCACTCCAACTCCCGCCGCACCATCTCCATATCCGCCGGCCCCTCCCGCCACACCCGCTTCCCTCGCCACTCCAGCACCGGACAGAACGCCGCCATCTTCTCCCAATTCAACAAATTACGCGGAGCGCCTGTGAACCCCGCGTTCTCACACAACCACCTGTTCAATTCCCCCGGCGTCACCTGGCAGCCTGCCGCCGTCGCCACCATCGCCGCGCACGTCACCGCGCACCCCGCCCCACCGATCGTCCCGCCCCCCCGGTCCGGCCCTAATTGGTCACCCTGCCATCTGGGGTCCCGCTGGCTATACACCGGAAACTGCACCGGCTCCACAGGCGGCTCCACAGG